AAAGATATGGACGGAAGAGCGTTTGAAATTAGAACAGTTGAACCATTTGATTATCAGATAAGAAAAATTTACTAATTACTCATCAGGCTCCCAAGTTAATAGATTCCTAAAAAACATATAGTAATGCCTAAAGTCCTTTAGTTGTTGTTTAGCATGAAATAATTCCAAAGGAACTCCATCACCATGATTTACCAAAGGAAAATAATATCTTTTAATTATTTTTTCTAATTTTTGAACATCTTTGGCTAAGGCATCTCTAATAATATTATTATATTCGGCATCTGTCACTAAGTCTATAAGCCAATAATGATAAGGATGATCTGGATTATATCTTCTCAAAATGTCTCTGGATTGATAAAATATTGCTCTTATAGGATTCATTCCTGGCCTATACGAATTCATTATTTCCTTGAACCTAAAACTTTCATGTTCTGTAGCCATATTTTTAACTACTCTGGCATAATCTTTTTTCATTGCTTTTTTTAACGAGTCGATATTTTCGCCAATATTCTGGTGATACTCTTTTAAGAGTTTATCAAATATTTTTTGATATTTTGGAGATAACTGCTCATAATAGACATCTTTTATTTCGTCTATTTCTATCGCCCCTTCAAGTAATGTATGTGGGATTGTGGTTGTTCTTTGAAACTTATCTAGTTCTGTTGTTATCCGCAAAATAACAAAATCGATTATTTCGCCTTTGCTCATACGAAATATTTATCAGGAATTTATTTCTAGAATAGTATGCAGTTTTTCTGTGCCACCATTTTTATATAATGTAATTTTAGAACCGTTATGAAGTGGTTTAGGCCATTGCCCTATGTCTACCCAGGCATATCCGGCACTTTCTCCGTTTAACTTTGGTGGTTGAAATTCATTATCTACAACGTACACAAAACTATAATAAAAGAAGTTTTTATCTTTACTTTGATATACGTCTATTGGATTTAACTTTTGCATTTCAGGAACAAAACCAATTTCCTCTTGTAATTCCCTTTTTATGCATTCATAAGGAGATTCCTTTTTTTCTATTATTCCTCCCCAAAAACCCCAGGTATGATTAAATCGCTTGTTGCCTTCTCTTAATTGCAACATACATCTTCCTGTGTCTTTGGCTAGGAATACTACTCCTGCCGCAGTTGTTTTCATTACAATACAAGCCTCCAATATCCTGGTTTGTATTCTCCTTCATAACTACTTATCCACTGAGTACCAGTCCATTGATATTGTTTGGATGTAAATGCATTGTGCATATAATGGGTATTTCCTATTTGTGAGCTGGCATCGAACGATACTACCCATTTGCTACCATTGAATTCTATAATGTCGTTAGGTTGAGCGTCTATATTCCAGTTTGGGTATCCTGTAGAGGATAATTCTTCTGTAATTAAATATCGTTGCCCGTTTGAAGCGGCCTCTAAAGTTCCATCTCCAGGGAAATTTTCTCTAGGGTCAATAATTTTATCAACATCGTTTATAGTATCTGTTGGTAAGGTGTCTGTGTCTAAATTAAAAATTAAATTATTAGGATTTGTGGTATCTACTGATATAGTACCAATTACTTCTCCTAAAAAGTTATTTGTATCATTACTTGTATTGAGTTTAAGTAAACTAGTAGTTCTAATATCTCCTTGCATTTCGGTTATGTCATTCCATTTTACTTCAATACCTTGTTCATTTAGTAATATTGCACTACCACCACTAACTCTCACACTATACATACCAGGTGTAACTACAACTTCAGCAGTATCTTGTATGTCTCCAAAAAAGTCTGCATAATCCTCGTCATATCCTAAATCTGAAATACTGCTTACACTATGTATATTTGCTATGATTCTTTGTATAATTGATTGTTTTTTAACTTTTGCTGGAGGACTAATCCAAATAGGCACACTAAATGTTAATGTAGAAATGTCTATAGAATCATCTGTGCCTACAGGAACACTTCTATTACTCCAAGCAATGTCTGTAAGCTCTACTTCAAATACACTAGTCCAATCTAAAGGATTTGTATTTGACTGTAACTGTATACTAGGATTAAAAAGTACAAATATCTGTTCAAGTACTTGTAATTTAGTATCAGTATTATTAGACCATAAATCCATTTGAATAGTCATATTATATGGTACGGGCATATATCTTTGTGTGGTAAAAAGATTGCCTTGATCATTTAAGTATGATTGTGTTTCTTTATTAAATTCTCTTTCTGCTACTTGCGTAGTGTCTACTAAAAAAGGTTCATGTGTTCTATCTCTTGCAGGTTGTAAACTCTGTATAGTAACACTTATAAAAGGTGCACTATTAATAATATTTTCTGAATTATTACGCATTATGGCGGCTACCATTCTATTAGCATCACCATATCTTGCAGGTACACGATTATATTTTACACCATTTTTAGTGTACTCTCTTGTTTGAAAATTTGAAAAGATTCTGATAATTTGAATAAGATAACGTTTTATCTGTTCATCATACCAGTAATCTAAGTTTTTACCTGCCATTTTATTCTTCGCCGTATTCTAGATCGTACTCTAAATCATCTATTTTATTAGAAATATTTCTAATTGCATCTTCAAATACTTCCTCTAATTCGTAAATAGAACTTTCTAATTTGTTTTTAGCATCAAAAACCTGACGCTCTTGGTATTCATCTAATTCAAGTCCAACTTCTTCTGCTATACCACCTAATTTAGATACTATCTCAACATGAGTATCAACATACTTAATTGTTTTAGTAATTTCCCTAGCACTACCTAGAGCACTTTCTAGATCAGACTTTTTATCTTCTAATTTAGATATTTTCTCTTTACTTTCTTGTATCTTTTTATGGTTTAAATCTTTAAATCTCATCTTAGTTATCCGTTTTAGGTTTTACAATTTTACTTAAATTAACTTTTTCCTTCATTACTTCGCCGCTATCTGCTGTAAAGGTTGAATCATTGTTTATAAATCCTTTAAGTATTCTGTTTGCGGCACTCCATGAACCTGTCATATCTGATCCTACATTTAACCAACGTGTGCCTGACTTTTTAAATAATCTATTTGGACTAAAATCTGTTCTTAAGAAGTAATCACCGTCACTTGTTCCACTTATTGGGAAAGTTGCTCCACTCCCTACAATGCTTGAACTGTTTACAGGACTTCCGTCAGAACCACCAAAATCTAATCCTGGTGCTGGTTTATCTGGAACTGTATCGTCCATATATAAATGACCAGTTTCTCTATATTGTGGGTCAAATGGTACGTCATTTTCTGCTTGTTCTAGTATTGCATCACTAATTTTTATCTCATTAGCATAGGTGCTTATTAGATTTCTTAAATCGTCTTCCTCCTCACCAGTACCAAGAATATCTCTGTACTCTTGTGAGTCTGTAATAGGACCTAATTTTACTCTCCAAAGGTGTGACCACCAACGTGGATCATATCCTTCTGCAGGCCTACTAGCATCAGTTACAACATAAAATCTGTTTATTGCTTCATCACTACCCAACAAAAGGTCGTCTCTTAAATGTGGTAGTTCTAATACATCGCCTGGCATAAGTCTTCTACCTACGGCATCAACCATACTTTCTGTATGAAAGTTCATAAACAAAGTATCATTTGCCAAAAACATACCAAATTGTGTTAAATCAAATGAATCGTTGTCGCCTAAATTGTATTGGCCACGTAATTCATAAATATCTTCACTGTATTTTCTGTCTCTATTTTCTAAAAATAATAAATCTTGTATGAATACTTCATTATTTGTGCCTGAGCCACTACCTGGTCTGGTAGGGTCGTTGCTGTTAGGTGTATCTTGGATACCCATATATTTATGTATATGAACGCCAGTTCCACCAGCAAAGATATGCTCACCCACAATTCTATCAATGAAACTGTAATCATTTGTTTTCGTTGGATTCCATAAACTTAATCTAGGCATGTTACTATTTATCGGTTTTTAAAAACTTAGATTAAAATTTACAATGTTGGACACAGGTAATGCAGTAACCAGCAGGGTCATCTAATTTACCTGCCATGCCTAGTGGCATTACTTTAGTGAAAAGGTCTAGACTTAGTACATCGTATATGCTACGATCATTGCTTACTGTAAGTTGCTTTTTAAAAGGCCTATACATATTATTAATTTGCTCATCGCCCATATGAAATTTACCAGCAGTATAGCAACAAGGGAAAACCATGCCATTTGAATCTAAATATATTTCTTGGCTGTGTGATTTTGTACCTATGCCTACTCTAGTAGATTGGCATTTTACAGTTGTACCAGACGTTTTAAGATATGTCATATGATGTAAGTCGTATACTCCAGGGGCAAAGTCTTGTATATCATTTGTTTCAGGGTGTATGTCAGCAATTTTATCTTCTGGTACTCCATAAGGTTTTATAGTATATGCTAATTTTGATGTTCTACCATCGCCTGTTTTGTTATATACTCCTATAGTTTTATACATATCGCCAACTTTATCAAACCCAAAAGGCTCTCTAATATCTAAACAGATATTATGTAAATTGCAAAACTCTTTTACTTTTGGTAGGTCTACTTCATTATGTGCAAATAAATTAAACTCCCACATGGACGATGCACCTGTTTTAATATAAGCATTTAGATTGTTAAAAAGTTTATTCCATTTTACATTTTTTCTATAAATGTGAT